TTGATTAGCTGCTTGAGAGGCGTTCAACTGACCAGAAGCAACGTACTCAGATACCTTACGATTGAACTTAGCTTGAAGCTCACCAATTACAAGAGTAGCCATACCGCTGGTAGAACCATCGGGAGATACCTTGACACGAGGATCAGTTTTAACGTGATTCTCAATAGCTTTGAGTTGGGTTTTAAATTGACCAGAAGTAGATCGTGCAGATTCTTGCTTCTTAGCAGCGTCCATCCATTTGGTTTGAACACTCCAAGGAGCTTGAGCTACCATATCGGTAGTCAGTAGATTCTGCTCAGCAAGTTTCTCAAACCTATCGTTTAGTTCTTCCTTAGCTTTGGCATCAATACTGTATTCAGATTGAAGCCCTTCAAGGTATGCACTCTTTTTACCACCAGACAAGAAGAAGTAACGTTCTTGAGCAGCTTTAATGTTTGATTCAGTTCGTTGTGTAGGATCGTTATCGAAGAGCTGCTTAAACTCGTCTTCAGCTTTACTTGCTTCAATCTCTTTATCAGCTTGATCAGCTTGCCACTCAGCACGTGCACGAGCAGCTCTATCCTTTTCAAACTGAGCAAATCTAACTTCCCAACGTTGTCCTACAGTCTGTCCTGGTTTATCAGGATCTGGTTGGGTTTTAAGATTATTGTAAACATCCTCTTCAAGCAAACCAGCTTTGTCTAGTTCACCAAGCATTTTGAATACAAGGTCATGAGCAGCAGCTCGACCAATAACCCTGCCTTCTCCATCCACAGTAGAAGACAAAGCTCCGACAGCTTGAAGATAATCTCCACTTTTCAACCGTCCCATAGCCGTTTCACGGGCAGCTGCTGATTGCTCTTGTGCAAAGTTAAATCTAGATTCACCAATTAACTTGGTTCTACCTTGATTCATCTTTTCAAACGCATGATCCTGAAGGATTACACGATTGACTCCAAGAAACCCAAACTGCTCAATGAAAAGATCATCCAATGCTCGGATTGCTTGAGCACGTTTTACTGGATTATTATCGGTTTGATTTGGGGTAAACTCTTGACCATCTTTGGTCTTAAGGATAAGGCTATCGTTAGTCTGGAGTTGATTCTGAATCCACGGAAAGTAAGAGTCTGCACCTTGACGTGCTACCTCTTCCTTAGCGTAGATCTTAGCAATACCACTCAAACCTTTGTACAGGTTAGCGACTTCAAATGGTTCACCAGCGGCTAGTGCTTGAGTAGCTAGGGCATCACCACCAGCTTGAGCAATCTCGAGATTCTTCTTAGTTTGATGCCATTCAAAATACTCATCAAAAGGTACCCCCGATTCCCGGATTGCATTGATACCTCTTGCAGCCTCAGCTTGCCAATACACTTTCATCCCAGTCTCTGAAGCTTCCTTCAAAGATTTAGACAAGGCAGAAAGGTCTGTTAGTTGCTGAGCGTTTAGCTTTTGAGCAAAGTCTAGAGCATCTTCATCAGCTTTAGTAAGGACTGCATCTTCACGCTTAGCATTCTCAAGAGCCGTAGCTCTGTTCTGCTCCATCTGTTGTGAAGCATCAGCAACCTGAAGTGGGTTATAAGCTTGAGCTTGGATAGGGCTTTGATACCCTTGTTGTAGTTGTAGTTCTTTAGATAGTGCCATTGGTTATTACAAACCTCCCAAACCAGCAGTAAGTGCCGATTGTGCTGTACTCAGCAAACCAGTTCCAATCATCATACCCATGTTAGGTGCTGTAGGACGCATACCAACTTCTTGACCGTAGTACTTCTGCATCTCAGGAAGGATACCAAGATCACCATAAGCAGTGAAGATAGATTGCGTGGCTTGACGACCAAGTGCTTCACGGCTTCTACCAGATTGGCTGACAACACCTGCAAGCCTTTCAGCTTCCATAGCAGCGTTACGACCAAAAGCACCAAGAGTTCCCATTACATCTGCACGTTGACGAGAGCGGCTAGTGCCTTCAAAAGCTGCACGGTTGTAACCTACGGCTTGAGCTAGAGCCCCTAGCTGTGCTTGTTTAGAATAAGCAGATTGGGTAAACTCTGCACCAAGTTGACGTTGCAGATCTTCACCAGCACGTGCATACTCTTCTTGAATAAATCCAAGGTTTTGAGCAAACCGTCCAGTTTGATAACCATAAATATCAGCCGTGCGAGTATTGGCTTCCCGGATCATCAACGCTTGACGTTGGTTAGCACGGGTTGTAGCATCGGCTTGTTGTTTCCATTCTCGGACAGAAGCATTGTAGGCAGCATCAGCTTTCCACATGTCTAGGCCAATGCCTAGTAGACCTGTTGCTCCACCAGCAGCAGCTCCCCAAACAAACTTTTCTTTATTAAATTTTGGAGGATCAGACGTTCCAGGGGGCATAATTTACCTTAGCAAATTCCACATAATAGATGTTCTTTGTGTCGCATAGTACGACGTTAATAACCTTGAAACCAATTAGCCTCAAGAACTTTCTTAGATTATTGTTCTGAATATCTACTCGGTTCCAGAGCATTGGTCCCAAGGTTTTAACAAACTCCCGTGCCCAAATAATGAAAGACTTAGGGTGTTTACGGACTTCATAAGTCATGTTCATCCATATACACCCATCGTCATAAACACCAAATAAAGCAGCAGGTTTGTTATCAGGACTAATTAAAAGAAAGGTTTTACTTTCTAAAGTATCGTAAGACATACAAAGGACTGGATTCATACCAGCCCTATTAAAGTCTTCGATTCCTTCCTTTAACAAGTCTTTTGCTATCACAGGTACATCTTCTAAGGTTGCAGGTCTGACGCTGAACCCTGGGGTGGAATTAGTCAAGGTTAACCTCCTCTGTAGAACCGGCTGCTGTATTTACCTTCCCACGTTATATCCAAAAGACTGACTGGGAATGGAGTATCCCCTACAATCCTAATAGATGTGTTCTTGTTACGTTGATAAATAGGTACAACGTGGACGGAACCAGCAGAAAGGTTAACGTTATTAAGTACGTAAGTGTTAGGTAAAGTAGTAGACACAACATTCTCCCAAGTAGGGATACCTGTCAAATCAACTTCATAAGTTACTGGTCCGCTCAAACCTGTGGCTACATTGATACGGTGAAGCACAAGATCAGCAGTTTGATCACTACTAACATAATTACCTTCATTCTTAGTAATGTAGAACGTAGGCAGTTCTAGGAGCATCTCGTATTGGTATCCAATGATTAGATCCCTACCACGATAGTCTCCATCAATGTCGGCATAGTAAGCTCCGGCGGAACCCGCTACTGTTGGAGACAAGATAGCCCCAACGGATTGACTAGAAGTTGAAGTAGTACTACCAATGTAATCACCCAAGGCAACAACAACAAGGGTCCTACCAGTTACAGTGTCGTACGGTAGGAACACCCTGGTGGTATCGGTACCTGAGTTGTAAGTACGATAAGGGTTAATCGTCCAGTAATCAAGGAATACGTCAGTTCTTTCACCAGTAGGTAACGTCAAGAATCCTTCGTCACTTGATCTACGAAGATTAAAAGCTTGAATCTCTACATTAGTACCATTAGCTACAAGAGTATAGTAAGTACTTTGATCGAAGAACTGCTCTAACAAAGTACCAGTAAGAGTCCATTTGTACCAAGATGCAACTCGCTTATCGCTTAGCTGAAGGAACCTATATTGATAGACAGTGTTACTACCAATTGTACCCAAGGAGATAATAGAAGCAGCAGCAGAAGAGACAAGATGATCAATTGTACTGGGGATCAATTCAGGAATGTTAAACGTAAGTTCTTCCGCTGAAGGCGGGGAATCATTACGTATTTCATTAAGACTGAAGAGTTTAGTGTAAAGAGAAGTCTTAGCAATGAAGTTAGTAGAGATACCAGTAGAAACAGCTTCAATGTCAGGATCACATTCATACGATGACATGGTGTTGATCTTAGCTGTTTTAGGACTCAGAATATCAGAGTCAGTACTAAGCAAGAATTGCTCAGTATCACCAAACAGAATCAAACCAACAGCAGTAGGTCGTACGTAATGCAAGGTAACAGGTTTAGCAGTTGATGCCGAAATATCAATCGGATCATCATCAGTAGCTGTAAGGGCTGTAGTGTTAAAGAAGTTGAACAGGTCACCTGCTCTACTCATTGTTACAGTTTCATTAGACAAGAAACCAAACCTATTCCGATAAAGGAACATATGCTTGATTGTAGATCCAACAAAACTTGGATTAGGATTAGTAGTAAGATCACCAATGATCCGTTCATCCCAAGTGATTGGTCCGTAAGTAAATGATCCATCTGCTTGACGTACCAACTGATGTGGCATGGTCAACGGATCAAACTTATATGTGATACCAGGACCAACGGTTTCTTCCCAAGTACCAACACCGTAGGTTGCACCTGAGGAAGCTACAAACTTTAGCCACATGTCATCAACTTCTATGTCAGCAGAGTTGACAACCTTTACAACGTAACCGTTTTTAGCTTGGTTAGGTAAAGCAGAGATCGTAGCTACGGTATCTTGGAAGGCATACATGGCATCCTGAGAAGGACCGCCAACTGCTTCAATAGTAAAAGCAGCTGTACAACTAATGTAGATACCAGCACCAACACGAACAGCAGTGTAAGTCTTACCACTAAAGGTTTGGTTGTGAATATCCCCAACAAGGTCATTAAGGATAGCATCTACATCGCCACCAGAACCAGCATTGTACGTACCACGAAGAGTACCATCAAGTTTAATTTGGTAATGACCCGTGCCTACAATAGACAGAACAACAAAAGCTTGGTGAGGAAGAGCAGCGGTAGTAGTTGCATCCATGGCTACAGTTTTACCTTTGTTCAAGATAAAAGTGTAGTCATTAAGAGTCAATACTTCAATATCCTCAGGATTAGCGTTCTTGAGGTAAGCGTTAGCAGGTACAGTGGTGATAGCACAATCCGCTACTTCAGTATTGTACAGTCCAAGCTTGGTAGCTTCATCTGTTACAGCATTGTTGTAGTTGGTCTGTGCTGTATTCATAGCAGCTAGTGCTGCAGCAAGTTGACCAGCAGTGTGTGTAGCAGCAACAGTACGAATCGCTGTAAAGACCCTGTAACCCTCTGCAGCAAGCTTTGGGTTCTCTCCGGTACGTTCGGTGCCAAGGCTGTATCCAGCGGGCAAGGAGACGCTTGTAGACACCACTGCGTTAGCGTTCTTAACTGTGTAGACACCAGCAGCATTTTGAAGAATACCAGAGGTCAGATATTGATCAACCTGACCGTAGGGATAGTTATAGTTAACAGCAAACAGTTCTTCCGTTGTTGTATTCTGACCATCAAGGGCTTCAGCGTAATCAGCTTGAGCGTTGTTGAGTTCAGTCAACCTGGTCTTTCTAGTAGTAACTGCAGTGTTGTAGTTAGCCAATGTAGTCTTTACATCAGCAATCACACAGGTACCAGGAACACCAGTGTTACTCCCCATGTTTACTGCACGAGGAGAACCATCAGTCAAACTCCAAATACGAAATACATTGTTTGCGTATTGAGCAACGTACTTCTCATCTTGATCCCTAAGAATCGAAAACCAACGACCAGTGGTGCTAGCGTTTGTCAACGACTCAATGTATTCACCACCAGGACGCTTCAACATACCCAACGCAAAGTCAGGTAAGGTGTTCACAGCATCTCGGACTTGTCCAGGAAACTTCCTGCTATCAGGCTGTTGAGAGATACCAAGAAACAGGTTTGGGATTCTCTGGGAAATTGTACTCATCGCATCAAAGCTTGGTAAGGTTGATAGCTTGTGTAATAGTTCTGACCATCCTTGAACCCAAACATGGAGTAATCACCTTGGTTGCACTCATATTCCAGAGCAGCAGCTTTAGTGTAAATCTCTTGTTCAGCAAGGAGTTTATTGATCTCTTGGTCACCAATCAATTTGGTAGCACACATCCGTGCAGCACGTGCAACGATGTAAGCTTGTACCGGAGGAGATACCTCAGTAAAGTCAAAGTACCAAGTCAGATCAACGTGAACGTTCTCGGTAAACTCATAGGTGTGGTGAAGTCGATCGTACAACTTACCATTACGACGTACCAAATCGTAATCGTTTTTATGGTGTTCTACATTTGCATCCATCTGTAGAACGTTGTACGGATACTGGATTTCGTTAGTTGTTGAATCAGGGATCATTTCGTAATCCCGTTCAGTGTTGAAGATCCATCCTTCTGATTGAACTTGCTTGTTGATCTCACGCAAGGTATTAAGGACAATGGATACTTCAGGGTTCTGTAGATCCAATGTGGTGACAGGAGCCTGTCCCACTGAGCTAAGTATTTGATTTACAGCATCCAGTTCGGTGGACACAGCATAAGTAGGAAAGGGCATCTCTTGTCACAAAAGAATAAAAAAAGGGGACCCCGAAGGATCCCCCAAGATTGATCGTTAATTAAGATCAGAAAGCAGAAGGTGCAGTACCGCCCACGTACAGCTCAACAGCAGCAGCGGGGTTCAGGTAGTCAGCGCCCATGGCCAGACGGCCAAGGATCACATCACCCTGGTAGATCACCGACACGTCACCGCTGGTCACTTGGACCTGGGGACCGATAGCTTCCACCACACCAGCGGCTTCCTTCTGGAAGATCAGACCGCAGGACTTGGTACCAACTTCAGCAGCAGTACCGTAGTCATTCTGAATACCAGTGGTAGCGGGGCTAGCGTTCTCCAGAGCAGGATTAACAAAGCTACCCAGGTTACCAGGAGAAGTTTCACCAGTGGTGCCGCCATAAGCAGTACCGTAGTTACCCAGGAACGGAATGTTCATGGACTTGTAGATCTTGATACCAGCGATTTCGATGATACCTTGACCGTTCTGCAGAGCGGTACCCGCCACGTCGCGGTTCACCAGACCGTTGGAACCAACAGCTTGGATCAGAGCGTAGTACTGGCGGGGGTTCAGAACACCAACACGACCATCAGAGGACACACCCTTTTCATCCATGGCAGCAGCAGCATCATAGAATGCAGCCACCAGAGCAGCGGAATCAAAAGCGTCAGAATCGTTAGCGGAAGAACCCACACGAATCTGAGTACCACCAGGCTCAACGAAGCTGGCCTTGGTGATAGGAGATGCAGAGCGAGCACCGCGAGCAATAGCACGGAAGATATAGCGGTCATACTTCTCAGCGAGAGCATAACCAATCTTGCGGCTGATTTCGCTACGCAGGTCGTAGTGCGAAAGCACCTCATCCAGTTCGTACACGAATGCACTGGAGATCAGAAGGTCATCACAGGTGATGGTCTTCTCAGCCACCGGAGGTGCACCGTCGGTGTTACCAAGGATGCTGTTACCAGGGGTGTGGTACTCAGCGGTGGTACGGCCAGTGTAGATGAACTGCAGGCTCCTGCCACCCTTGAGGGTGCGCTTCATCACCAAGTCACGAGCAATCGACTCGCGCTGGAAGCCTTTGAACATTTCACCCGAAAACAGTTTCAGGTACAGAGCACGGGCATCACCCGCACCATTAGATTGACCAGGGCGTGTAAGAACCGCCGGGTTAACACTAGATTGTTGTGCCATTTTTAAGGAGTAAGAAAATTAAAAGACTTGCTCCCAAACGTTTGGAATTTTTTTTTGAGTATTTTGTCTGTCTCTCCAGACCGTCTAGACGGCGAAGGGTGTCCTCGTAAGGGCCAACGCCAATAGGAAGGGGATCCGACTCTGAGGTGTCCCCAACCTTATTTAATTATCCGATGGAAGGTGCCACCAAGGCGACTGGAGTTGTCTCCATAGCAGCAAGGTCCAAAGGGAAGTTGTGTGCGTTTCGTTCGTGCATGACTTCAAAGCCGAGGTTGGCTTTGTTAAGAATGTCTGCCCAAGTATCCACAACATGTCCCTGGTTATCAATAAGGGACTGGTTAAAATTAAAGCCGTTAAGATTAAAAGCCATCGTGCTGACGCCAAGAGCAGCGAACCAGATACCAACAACAGGCCAAGCAGCCAGAAAAAAGTGTAGACTTCTGCTGTTGTTAAAACTCGCGTACTGGAAGATGAGCCGTCCGAAATAGCCATGTGCTGCTACGATGTTGTAAGTTTCTTCTTCTTGCCCAAACTTGTAACCGTAGTTCTGAGAGATCTCCTCAGTCGTCTCACGAATAAGCGAGGACGTGACAAGTGAACCGTGCATTGCACTAAAGAGTGACCCACCGAACACGCCAGCAACGCCGAGCATGTGGAAGGGGTGCATGAGAATGTTATGCTCGGCTTGGAAGACCAACATATAGTTGAACGTACCAGAAATACCGAGAGGCATAGCATCCGAGAAGCTACCTTGACCGAACGGATAGATAAGGAATACAGCGGTAGCGGCTGCAACTGGAGCTGAGTATGCAACAAAGATCCAAGGGCGCATCCCTAGTCGATAGCTAAGTTCCCACTCTCGTCCCATGTAAGCATAGATGCCAATGAGGAAGTGGAAGACGGTGAGCTGAAATGGCCCCCCGTTGTAGAGCCATTCATCAAGTGAATTAGCTTCCCAAATTGGGTAGAAGTGTAGTCCGATGGCATTGCTGCTCGGAACGACGGCTCCCGATATGATGTTGTTTCCATACATAAGGGAGCCTGAAACTGGTTCTCTGATTCCATCAATATCTACAGGGGGTGCAGCCACGAATGCGACAATGAAGCAAATGGCTGCTGCGAGTAGACACGGAATCATCAGTGTCCCGAACCAGCCGACATAAAGACGGTTGTTAGTGCTGGTTACCCAGTCACAGAAAGTATCCCAATTAGTTTTGGGAGAAGCTGCAATTGTGGCAGTCATGTGTGAAGTTAATTAAGACGGGTTACTTTTACCTGTCCAACTCCAGAGCTAGTGAGACCGATTGCATCAGCCGCACCTTTACTGAGATCTAAGCCTCTACCATGAAGGTAAGGACCGCGATCATTGACCCGAACAACGGCACACCTTTTGAAACAAACCTTGAGTTTAGTTCCAAATGGGAGTGTCTTGTGCGCTGCAGTAAGGCCGTTTTGATTGTATCGTTCACCGTTAGCGGTGAGGTTTCCGTGGAAGCCAGGACCGTACCAACTGGTGATCACCGACAGAGTAGTTAGGATAGGAATCATAATTAAAAAGCAAAGAACTTTTATATGACCACTACTTCTAAGCCTCACAACTGCTCGCTAGATGCAAGGCTTGTTGGACTATTTTTTCTTTGCAGTCTTAGCTGCTTGTTTAAATTGTTTAGCGGTAGGAGCACCAGCAGTGCCAGGCTTCCTCATCTTCTCACCACTGCCTTCAGCAATACGCTTACGTTTGGCATGGATGTTTGCATACAGTCCGGGTTTAGCCATTTAACATTTCCATTTACGAAGAGCTAATGCTTTACGAGTAGGTCTACCTTTCTCATCCTTCATCGGACCAGGGTTACCAGACATACGTGCACAGAATGAACGCTTGCGAGGACCACCTTTCGGTTGAGGAGCTTTGAGCTTAGAGCCTGTCTCACGATTGTATTTAGCACGACCAGCAGCCGTTAGACCGCCGGTACGTGATTTGTGTTTTCCAATTTTAAGGCTAACACTTTTAGCCATTACTTCTTGGGTTTTTTGTTTTGCATTTTCTTACCAGTTTTAGCAGCTTCTTTTTTAGCAGCTGCCATACCAGCAGGAGTGTAGCTGTATTCTTTTTTACCGACTTTAGGCATTACCAGATACCAGGAATAATTTGTCCAGTTAGTGCATAAGCACCCAAAGCAGCCATGACGCCAAGCATAGCCAAGCGGCCATTGAGCTGTTCAGCTCGTTCATTGTGGGGGACACCGTAGGGATGATCAGTCATAATAATAGGTGGTTCAGTAGGCCAGATGTTAGTGTCGTTCATCAGAACTCAAGATCAGATAAGGCAAGTTTGTCGATAACATCCTGACGATATGCAGGATCATTATCGTAACGTGGATCAGCCATTGCACGTACCAATTCAGATTGACTACGGAATACATCTTGTGATCGTGCTGGCTTACCAGTCAGCATGTTTCCTTCAACTCCCATAGCATCAGTATAGCGATAGTACAAAGCCTGCAGTGCAAGCTGGATAGCGTTAGTATTGCCTGATTCAATAAGAGAATCAAAGGCTTCAATCTCACCTTCGCTGAAGTTCTCAGCTGCCCAACTGGTGAGTTGGTTGTAAGCGGCTTGACCGCCTACCGAGTTCTGAAGTTGGTTTACTTCTTGGTTTGACAACTCCCGTCCAGATTCAGACGGATTGTTTTGTTGCATCTCAAAGTAAGCTTGGACAAGTTCTTGAGATGACATTTGAGAAAACGCATCAAGCGTCTCTTGACTCAGCTGACCATTCTCTGCATACTCATCACCAGCAGCAGCGAATAAATCAGAGAGCTCACTGTATTCCCGACTGTCTTCTTCAACTGGTTCCTCAGCATCATACTCTTCTTCTTCAGAAGATTCATCACGAGAGTTACTACCCAGTTTCTTTTCAAGCTCCATATAAGCTTTCTCAAGATCCTGGGCATTCTTGTATTTACCAGCCAGCATACCCTCGTGTTGAGCAATTAGCTCTTCGCCAATGGCAAGGGAT